GAACTCTCAAAGAAATACAACCTCTCAAACTCCGTACTGTGGTACATCCGCAACAACGTCAAATTCCCAAGCAAGTACAAACACAAATGAAAACCTCAGATGCCATCGTCAAGGTGTCCGAACTCAGAACAAAAGGATACTCATACACACAAATCGCCCGCGAACTCGGATTCACAAAACAACGAGTAGGCCAAATAGTGGAAGCTCACCGCAACCAATCCCGATGGGATCACGGCCTGTCACAACGCAACCGATCAATCCTCAAAGCCCTCGATATCACCGACCGTTTCGCAGCCATGCTCGCCATCGAGGAAAACAAATTAGCCCCATACAAGTTCAGGAACTACGGCAGAAAATCATTCACCAGCCTCTGCCAATGGCTCGGAATACCAGTCAAACCATTCTCCAAATCCATCACATGCCCAAAATGCCAACACCACATCAATCTCTCCTCCTCGTAACCACCTCATTCCAAATCGATTACACCTCACTCAACACACTCCAACGACACGCCACCAAACTGGGATTCAAATCATGGGGACACTTCCTTCGATTCCTATGCACCACTCATCCAGCCACGACCTCGTTGTGGCCCTCAACATCCTCGCGTCCGAAATCCAGTCCGAAGACGGTGCCTCAAACGCCGTCTGCTTCGAGGCTTCAATCCGCATCCAACAACTCATCGCGCTGACCAAGGAACTCAGCGACCACATCCTGGCCAGCCCCATCCATCACCCCAAATGCAACGCCAAAACCAAGGGCACCTACTGTAACTGCATCCTCTCTCGGATCACACCCAACCAATGAAAACACCGCGCCGCGAACAACCATGGTACGAGGCCCGCCTCGAAACCAACTCCAAACCCGGACCCATGTCCAACGCCGAACGATCCGCCTTCACACTGGAAAACCGCCGCATCCTAGATGACGCTCCACGCCTCATCGCCTACGGAATCGCCAAGGGATGGATCAGCTACCCAACCAAGAAAACCCACTTCACATGGAAACCGATCGACAGTTCGTCAACATCCACAACCCTGCCGTGGTCGTCACAGTCCTCGGGCACGGACAATATCGCCTAGGTGAAACCCGACGCTCCGTGACCATCTACGAACGCAGGGGCGCTCTCTACGTCCGCAATACCGAAGAGTTCAACCGCATCTTCAGGCCACTCAAGTAGTAGGCCAACCAGCAACGAATCAACGACATGACAACGCTCCAACGAGCGGCGCTCTGGCTCGCCAAGGTTCCGCCAGCCATCTCCGGATCCGGAGGACATTCACAGACCTACACCGCCGCCGTGGGACTCGTCCACGGCTTCGGCCTTTCCACAACCGACGTCTTCACGCTCCTCTCGGACTGGAACCGCTCCTGCCAGCCGCCATGGACCGACCGCGAGCTGCTCCATAAGATCCGCCAAGCCGACGAGAAGCCCCACGACAAGCCACGCGGGCACCTGGCCAACACCTCGGACCATCGCCCCACCCAACCGCTCGACATCACCCGCGTGACCTTCAAGCGACCAGCTCCGGTAGCCACGCCCACCGGCGCATCAGAGTTCCGGCGCTTCCTCGAAGCCTGCTTCGCCCAGGGCGAAACCGTCTGCATCTGCGACAACGTCTCCGAAGAGGACGGTAGGCCACTGTCCAGCGGGTCGTTCATCACCCGCGAGGAATGGCTCGCCCGACACGACGAACCCGGCGCCGGGATCCTCGGACCCGAACGACGCGGCGTCTTCGTCCGCATCAACCCGTTCAAGCCCAACCTCTACAGCGGATCCGACAACGACGTGTCCGCCTACCGCCATGTCCTCGTCGAAATGGACGAACGCCCCAAGGCCGAACAGGAGAAGACCCTCCGCGACACCGGCATGCCCATCTCCGCCCTCATCGACAGCGGCGGCAAGTCCATCCACGCATGGGTCAGAGTCGATGCACCAGACCGAAAGGAATGGGAAGCCCGCCGGGATCTCATCTACAACCTCATCCCCGGCATCGATCCCAAGAACAAGAACCCCGCACGGTTCTCCCGCCTCCCAGGCGCATTCCGCAACGGCTGTCCCCAACGCCTGATCGCCACTCAGATCGGTCCAGAGTCATGGGCCGATTGGCTCAGCGACCGCGAGACCGCCGACGACAAGGCCACCATCGTCACCGTCAAAGACCTGCTCCACTTCGATGAGGACAACGATCCCGACAACCTCATCGGTAAACGGTGGCTCACCCGGGGCTCATCCATGATCATCTCCGGGGGCACCGGCATCGGGAAGTCATCACTGATGATGCAGATCGTCATCCGCTGGGCACTCGGCAAAGACTTCTTCGGCATCGCCCCCGTCCGCCCGCTCCGCATCGGGATCGTCCAAGCCGAGAACGACAAGGGCGACCTGGCCGAAGCCTTCAAGGGCGTCATCAAAGGGCTCAAAATGCCCACCGATGACATCCGCACCCTCCAGGAAAACCTCCACTTCCGCACCGAATCCGTCCGCACCGGGGACGCATTCCTGTCCTACGCTACACGCTTCATCACCCGATCCAAGCTCGACCTCATCATCGGCGACCCGCTCTTCTCCTACTTCGGGGGAGATTTGTCGGACCAAGGCGAGGTCAGCGTGTTCCTCCGCAACAAGCTCCAGCCCATCCTCCACCAGACCAAGGTCGCTTGGATCTGGATGCACCACATCTCCAAGGCCCAGCGCAAGGACGGCGAGCCCCTCACCACCATGGAACTCGCACACGCCGGATTCGGATCCAGCGAGCTCGCCAACTGGGCGCGGGAGATCGCGGTACTGGCAGAAGTAGGCCAATCAAAGCCTCGACGCTTCCAACTGGCCTTTTGCAAGCGGGGATCAAGGCTCACGGCATCGGCACTAAACCTTCAGCACTCTCCCAACGGAATCGTGTGGGACCAGTGGAACCCGATGGTGATGACGGGGGCTCAACTGAAGGAGCCGAAGCCTCCGGCCTATCGTCGAGGGCATCGCGCATAGCCTTGAACCAATCCTCTCCATCAGCCGCTTCCTCCTTCTCGGGGGGAGCGGCTTCTTGCTGTTGGGGATCGGAGGCCGGCTCCACAGTCTCATCCTCCTCCTCCCTATCGCGTTTGCGCGACCGCTTCCGCTCCAGTTGGCCAAGCAGGCGCTCGTGCTTCTTCACCGAGGTCTTCAGATACGCGACATCACGCTTCAGATCGTTGATGGTCTTCAGGAGCAGCGACACCTTGTCCTCATCCTCCATCGGCACCCAGTCACACCCACGCCACTGCCGATGGACCATGTCATACACAAGGACCTGCGACTTCTTGTTCCGCATCGAATTGAACGCACGGATCGCCCGGCCAAGCTCACACCTCAGGTTGTCCTTTATGTAGGCCAGAACCTCGGATCGATCCGGGTCGGCATCGTGGCGTTGCGGGGGCATCAGCCGGAACATCGACCGAAGCGTGGAACCATTCTCCAGATAACTCATAGCAGGAACAGAATGCGTCTTGCACGATTCACGGTCAAGATAAACGAATGTTGATTTTGCAGCGCACCCCAGAAAGTTAGCATAGATCCCTCTACCTCCCTAGAGGGAGTCTTGTCACTCCCTCTTCTAGGGAGTTAAAAACCGCAACGCCGAGACGCTGCGGGGGCGTTTCAAGACGCCCCGCGCTCGGCGGCGGTTTTTCAGGACCCTCCGGGTGGATGGGTGGAAGTGGGGGATCTGGAAGCGGGGTGTGGATGCCCAGCGCAAGCGCTGGGATGGCCCTAGGAGGCGTCGGAGGGGGCGGATGGGGTGTGGGCAGCGGAACCCCATTGCTCGGCCATGGCGCGGGCGATGCCGGGATAGGTCTTGGATCGCTCCTTCCAACGGGTCGGACTGGGACCGAGCTTGTTCTGCCCGCTGGGGGTCTGATTGGCCCACCTACCGGACGCCGGCAGCGGGAGGACGTTGGTCGGGACGAGGAGCGGAAGATTCTTGAGCCACAGACAGGTGCGCTTGCTCGCGTCATCACCGAACTGCCACGGCTGTATCATCTGGGATGGTTTGCATATACGTGTGTTGATAGCGCCAACAGGGTTCTCTATCGCTATACGGGGGATTCCGCTATTGAGTAACAGATGGACGAAGGCCAGCGCCTCATCGGTCAGCTTGGGGTCGCGGAGGCCACGGGTCGTCCAGTGCATCCCGCTCGAACAGAGGTAGGTGCATGGCGGGAACGCGATCATCATGTCCCACCGCTGGGTCAGCAGATCCCGCACATCACCACGGTAGTGCTGGCCCACTGTGTCCGACTCCTCGAAGTCGCAGCTCCACGCATCCCAGCCACGCGCAGCGAACTCGTCGCGCACACGTCCGCTGTACTCGCAGGCCACAAGGATCCGGGGATTCATAAAACCCACCATACCGCTCCATCATCCCGTGTCAAGTGGGAAAATGTGGGCAGGGGATTCCACTCGATACCGCACCATCTTTGGCCCACTCGATCCCGCTCCATCATCCGGTGCCAGGGCATTAGCATTTCTAATTTCCGAATTCCGAATTCCGTATGGGGTATGGGCGGGGCGAGGGGCGGGCAAGGGCAAGGGCAGGGGCATGGGGCATGGGGTCGGACATGGCGCGTCCGATGGGGGGGGGCGACCTGGAGCGACCTGGACGCGGGGCGGGCGGGGTCCGGGAAGGGGAAGCGGGAAGGAAGGGGAGTGTGGCCCACTAGGAAACGAAAAGGCCCGTAGGGGTGAACCTACGGGCGCGAAGGGGAACGGGGGGACTAGGCAATTCCCGCAAGGGCGATGCCGAACATGGCCGCAACGCAAAGTGACCCGATCAGCAGCCAGCCAAGGGCACGGAATAGGTCGCTCATCGGGCACCCCCAGTCTGGATCCACAAGCTGATGGATTGCATTGCCTCAAACTCCTCATTATCCAGCCTCCGCCCATTGCACCGGATCTCCGTCGGGATGAATGACGTCGGACCGTTGCGCCGCCGCACCGCCCGA